GAAAGCCCTGATGAGTTTTGTTCTAACTGATTTTAGTGAAGATGAATGGTTCGATGCTTGTAAGCATGGACCAGGCACAACGCAGGGGGTTCCTTTTAAGGATACCTCTGTGGAGAGCAAATTCACCTTTCCTATTACAGGTACCAAAGCGGTAAAACCGATCTTTGAACGCTACCTCTCATACGACTTTATGTTATATGAGGCTATTAAGAACTTTAATAGCGAGTATCCATTGGATGACTGGTATAGTGAAAAGAAAGGTTCCCGGGCTACAACGGTCGAGAAAAACACTACCATACGCCGCATGATAGCTGTGGAACCTACTGCAAATATGTATCTGCAGCAAGGACTTATGGCTATTATGTATAAACGTATGGCTCGTGTTGGCCTCGATGTCGAGAGTCTTCCCAATCGGCATAGATCATTAGCCTGTGTGTCATCAATTACGCATGAGAATGCGACGATTGACTTCACATCTGCTTCTGACTGTGTTTCGATCGAGTTGCTAAGGTGGTTATTACCTCCTAAGTGGTTTGAAGTCGTTGTTCAGTTAAGGTCGCCTTCGATGTCCGTCCAGGACAAAGATGTTGAACTTAATATGATTTCGACTATGGGTAATGCGGTAACTTTTCCGCTAGAGACGCTCGTCTTTTGGACATTGGCCCACGGTACGAGACTCTCCGAGAAACCGGGTAACAGCCTCTTCCCTGAATGGGAGGATTTAAACTGTTGCTCTGTTTTCGGGGATGACTGTATCGTGCCTTCCGAAATTGCTGATGGATTCATTTCCATTTGCAACCAGGTTGGTTTCCTTGTAAACGACGAAAAATCGTATACTGGGTCAGTCAAGTTCAGAGAATCCTGCGGTGGTGATTACCACGCTGGATACAATGTAAGGCCCTTCTATTTGAAGAGCCCCTCGTCAGATAGACTATCTGCTCTAGAGCCCTGGCTAAACATAGTGTGGAATGCTCTTTTAAAGAAGTACATTTTGTGCTTCGGGAGTCTCTCCTACATCTATGATAAACAGGTCTTTAAGTTGCTAGTCAGTCTGGCTAAGGAGTATAAGTTGAAATTCAAGCTTATACCCTCTTACTTTCCCGATGACGCTGGACTAAAAATCACTTCGGATATACAACGGTGGGTGTCTAATTACGACATCCCGCTTGAGTCTATACGTCGTGATAGTCATGGCACGTATTCATTTCAGTACCTACGCTTCCGTTATTGGGAGCGCAAGGACCGCGATGACTACATACGGTATTGCATCAACTTGAAGCGAAAGCCTCATATCGAAGCAGTCCCGATGCCATTTCGTCCTGTCAGAAAGAAAGGAGGCTACGTTGTAGCAAAGG